CAGTAAGCTCATGGGCCAGGATTATGAGATAACTGTTGTCAACCGTGGAGACATTGGAGTCAATTTCTTGAACCGTTGGTTCGGACCCGATGTTTGGAATGGTGATCCTTCATCCATGGCAAATCCTGCTCGCTTGCTCTCCAAGCTCTGGGTAGGTCCATCTCATTTGGTTAATCCAATTGAGCGCTTCGCCGAGCGAGTGGCTGGCTATTATCGGATGGATAAGAATTCACCGGTTATTGGCCCGATCACTATGGTTTCCCACTTGCTCCTCGGGGAGCGAGAGGGAGGCGATCTTGCGCCATGGGATGGCAGACATCCCAGTGATTCGAACTGGCCCAATGATGACAGTGGCTGGATGATGGACTTGTTTACTCAGTTCATCCCTGATTTCGATCACGATCGCTTTACCGACTGGATGGATGAAGTTGCCATTTCACGTCGATCGGAGTTGTTGTTGCGGGCTCCGTTATGTACCGCAGCGTTGACCGAAATACCGAAGGTCAAGACTACATGTGTCGTTGGAGACGACATTTTGTACCCGCCCGCTCCCGAGAGCGACGTTGGCACAGTAGCCAACGAGACCGTTCCTTTATTGTCAGATGAGGAATATGAGGCAGTTTATTTAAATGAGCTGTTTCATGCGCCGGCGGTTCCACGAGAGGTCGTGGACGCGGCCAAGGTTGTGCCACTTGTCGGCACCGATGGCCTCAAGGTCGCCAAAAGCCTTCCCAAGAAGGCTGCGCAGGTTCCAAGCCCGCGATCGCGACCACCAAGAGGAGCCGATAAGTCGGCTGCCTGTATCCACAAGGTCAGGCTTGATCCCAAGACGCGGGAACCTCTCCCGTGCCCATGCACTTGGAAGCCTAAGACTCGGCGTCCCACTCAGGACAAGGCCGAGTACCAGGCCTATCTCGACAATTGGCGAGATAAGCGCAAATATGCGGCCAAGCAGCACGGATTCACGCTCTAGCCAGCGTGAGTGTAAGCCGCCGGGCTCTAAACGTGACTAGGTTCGGAGACCTATAAATCCGCGGGTTGGGTACTCGTAACAAACCCATCACCGATAGGTGGGTCGCACCCACGCCCGATTTGTATCCAATACTTTATCGGGGATTTGAGATGAAACGCTCAAACTATCAACCTAAACGAGGCGCCGCGAAGCCGGCGAGCAAGCTATCTAAACAGTTAGCTAAACGTCGTGAGAACACGTACGAGAACACCCAACTTGCTTGGGACAGCGTTGTTAAGGATGAACTTATCTCCGCTGTTAGCGGTTCCGTTGCTCTCTCGGCAACTGAGTACCCAATTAACCCTGGGATGGCCACAACATTTCCTCTTGGCTCAGCCGAAGCAGCCAAGTGGACCGAATGGAAGTGCGAATACGTAGAGTTCTACTACAGACGCACCGTATCCGAGTTTGCAACTCAAGGCACTACTGGCCGCGTTGTACTCGCATGCGATTACTCAGCTTTAAACGGCGCCCCTACCACTCTGCAGCAGGCAGAGGCGTTGCATTGTGCATTTGGCATGCCTTGCAATGAGGAGATCAGGCTTAGGCTTGATCCTCGGATCGTGAACAAAGCGGATCCAAAATATATTCGAACAGCTGAACCCTCTGGGCACGCGGACATTAGATTGTTCGATGGAGGGAACTTCTGGTTCGTCGTTTCGGGCTGTCAAAACAGCTCCGAAATCGGTGAGTTGCGCGTTCGGTACCACTTTAAGGTGCGACTCCCAAACCTCCTCAACGCCACTACCACCTCTAACACTGTGTTTTCACAGTGGAACTTGGCAGCTAACACTGCCTCGCTTTCCGCAGATGCCACTCTCGACATCTCGGAAGCCCTGGTTGTTGCCTCTGGCACACCACCCACCAACGCGTCAGGCGTAGTTACCCTGACCGAAGCTGGGAACTACAGGGTTCAAATTGAGGTGGGATATGGCACTACTGGTGGCATCGACAACACAGCCCGCATGGTCATGTGGGTCGACGGTGCAGAAACCAGTCCTCCGATTTACCTCCCAATGCATACCTATGCGACTAATTACCATTCAGCGGGCTGCTTTTCAGCTCTCGTTACCTCTGATGGTACTACGACGGTCGCGGCTCGGTTTGATTACGGAGGTACATCCGCCTTTATCTTCCAAGCTGATTGCTGCCGCATCAGCGTTGAGAAGCTCTGAACCTGAGGAGGTTCATGCGGCTGACCACCGCACGCCATCAAATCAAAA